TAATAATTATATCTTCTCCGTTATCAGCATATCCTAGCAAATTACCTTCTTGCCGAAAGCCAAGATCTTTCGCTAATTTTTGGCATTTTAAATTGCTTTTTGTTGTCATGACAGTGATGCGCTTGCATTTGAAATAGTCAAAAGCAACTGAAAACATAAACTTTAATATTCTTCTGTTACACCAATGTTTATCGGTTGTATAAAGTGTCCACCAAACATCTCTACCAAAGCGTATGTTGTGATATATTAATCCGCCGATTAATCTTCCCTGATATACAAAACCGATGGTATAATGATTATCTAACCATGCTTTATCCATACCTAATCCGAAACAAACCCAATCGGTTATTTGTTCGTGATAATCTGTTACTATATTACATGATGCCGGAACCTTGTTCATAGCGAACTCCGGTATCAAACCATTCAATCAGATTACCTCTGGTTTTGGTTTTAAAAACTATACTTGCCTTAAAACCGGTGGCAGAATTTCCAATCCATTGGCTACGGATCTTGCCTTTTAAGGTTGCCCACTTGCTTCCGATAGGAGAACTCAAACAACTCCAAGCGGTTTGTTGCCATTTACTGATACTATCTGAGCCGATATTTTCCGCATAATCATAGTTTTGGTTTCCAAAATCCATGTTTGTATAAACAACAAGTGCATATTGAGTTGATGACTTGGTTCTCGGATTAATCAGTTGAATACGTTTGAGGTTAGGATTTCCTAAATCAGAATAGGCTTGCTCTACAACTCCGTATATATGTGTTCCGTTATCGGAATATCCTTCATCAAACAAAAATACTCCATCATCAGATCCGAAATATAAACGGTTTCCAAACATTCCCCAACAAAAAGATCTGATATTGGTAAATCGGCACCAAGCTCCGCTATTCATATTGACAACATGTTGTTCAAATTGCTGTGAAATAGGAACATTGAAAATAGCATATCCTCCTCTTCCGTATATAATACTTTGCCAACCGAATTTATCTTTTGAAGACTTAGTTCTATCCAAGACTAATCCTCTGATTTTATCTGAAAATGATACTTGTGAAGAATTTGCTTTGTCTAATGACAATGCTTTAGACATCGGAATATAACCGTCTTCTGAGATGATAACAACATCTCCCTGATATTGCATTGCGCAACGATATCCTAAAGGACGGCTCATTTGATATATTCCTCGCAAACTCCAATCAGCAGCATCTCCGGGATCATTACCGCTATAAACAGCGACTTCTCCCTCTGAAGTTATAAATACCGTAAGATCATCTACTCCTTGTCCGGCATCTTGTGTCCAAGATGTTATGGTTAGCAATTCTCCGCCTTTGCGGAAAATGGACGATAAGTCAAATTTGATCAGAGTTCCTTGCACTTCTCCAACTTCTTGTGAATACCATGCATTAAGACTGCCCTTTTCTACAAAAAACAAACGTTGCTTGCTGATCGTTACATTGATTAACTTAAAGCTTTGCAAATTTGAGCCTTCGAAAGAAGCATTTTCCCATTTATCTCCATCTTCAGACACATAAAATGTTTGAGGATTATCAAAACCGTTTACTAAAATCAATCTATCTTTAAATTGGACATATTGCCATTGATTATTATTTAAACCGGTTGCAACTTCTCTTATATTTTCCTTGTTGGTGATATTCCATATTTTTCCCCCTCCGCAAGCAAAAAAACTGTCATGATATGGTTTTCGATATTCTATCAAAGTAGATATATTTGTTCTCAATCCGGTGTATAAGGTATATCCTTTTCTCAGCATAACCCTATTTTCTGCCGGTAGATAATTATCCATAACTATGGCATCAGATTCTTCCATACAATCTAAGCTATCCCTTACATTGAGACCTCCGGTCGGAGCAGGTAACGTAAAATTGGCAGAATTATTATTGCGGTTAATTACTTTTAATGACATTGATTGTTACTCCATTTTCTGCAGCTTCAAAAATTTGTCCGCTTAAACAAATATCTTTGGTTGCCAGACCTGAAGCAAAACGATTACGAACTTCTTTTTCATATTCATTATATTCTTCTTCATACGGCATACCATTGCGACGATACCAACGCCAAACAATCCCTTTTTTAACAAGAAATTCATCAAATATGGGAATATCCGTATTTTTACTCAAAGTTGTTTTTTCTTCTCCACAATAATTTTTACTACCGTCATATGCTATGATTGATGAACGGTATTGAAATACTATTTTTAAATCTGAAGGCGGAGGAGTTAAAAACTTAAACATGCCATTTTGAATTTTAAATTTCAAATTTAACGAAGGAACATTAAAATATTTTTCTCGCATCCATTGTTCCGGTGTTATGGAACCGACAACTTTCTCATGTGTATCTTTAATAAATACGGTATTGTTTATCAGGCAATAAAAATCCGGACAATAGTCTGCAAGATAATAATTTACTTTTCCTTCTGTGGTACGTATACAACCTTCTTTAGTTAGTTCTTGCCAATCTCCATAGCGAAGAAGACTATCTAAGGTATCTTTTACAACACTTAAAAATATTGCTTCTTGTTGGCTTGAAGTATTAAATAAATCTGTCGGACGTTGCGTGGCTACCAAACTTGCGGCCTCCTGACATATTTCTAAAATATTTTTCATATCATTCTCCTTTGGACTTTAATTCTTGACGAAGATTTCTTACTTCTTCTTCCAAACGACGAATTTTACTTTGGTATTTTTCTTCCTTTAATTGCATATCGGCAATGCTTTTATTGGATTTGGAAAATGATATAAACTTACGAGCTAAATCTCTTTCCCTTTTGATACCTAAATTGCCGGCTTTGAAATCATCAAGTGAAGATAATGATTCAACCGTAAATATCCCTCTACACTTTAAGCTGTCTACTTCTGCCAAACTCAAAAATGCAAATTGTTCCAGTGGAGTTCCTGATGATATTTGTTTTTTAGACAGCAAATATCTGGAGTATTCCTGAGGAAAACGCCTTTTCTTTTCTTCTGTTGCCGGTTGGTCAAATATTTCAGAATTATTATCTTTGATTCTTATTTCGCAAAAACAAACATTTTTAAATACCGGAAAACCTTGCTCATCAATTGTATCTGTTTTAATGCTTCTATCATAAAAACGGGCATTTATACCTTCTTCTGATGAAGCGCTTCTTGCAAGATTTTCAAATGCGGAAAAATCTATATCCATCTCTTTATCCTTTAGCTATAATAAAAATTAGGGAGGTGTTACCCTCCCTAATTTACTTCAGAAAAACTATTCTGCGGTTTTGTTGATTAAAACTCCTTGTAATGAGGCATTACTCATGGTCATATTACCTGCCCAACCGATAATCTTGTATAGAGCATCTTGATTTACAGACATACGTTCTCCACCGATTACTTTCATGTTGCGCTCTTTGTGATTGCGTAAATATATGTAATCAGTATTGAGAAAATAAATCTTATCTTCAGGGCAATGTCCGCCTTGTCTACCATCACAAATCAAATCAGCTCCTTTGAACTTGATACTTGTAAAACCGGCTTCGGCAATTTTATTATCAGAATAACGCTGTTGCGGGAGCAATGTAGATTCATACAAACCATATACTTCATTGCCACAAACAATCAAATCCGGCTTATCTGTTCCTCTACATAGAGACATATACATTTTATCCATAGCCGAGTGGATATTATCGGTATTTAATGCTTCAGTCATTTGAGATGATTTGTTACGCCAAAATTCATTACCGACAGTTGCACGATCTATACCACCGACAACACCGGTAGACGGACTGTCTGCCACCAAAAGTGCCAATCCGCCAATTTCTTTACCGGCAGAACCGGTACCATCACCGTAAACTGCGGCAGACATCTTGTTACTCATGGTTTTGATTGCATTTTCAACCCGTTTTTCAAACAAATCCAAGACCTGTTCTTTACCTGAGTTCTTTAAGATATCCTCACCGGATACCGCAACCGGAACAGCGCATAGTTTTAAACTATATTCTGCAGCCGTAAACAATTGCTTGGGTGTATATTCAATGGTATCATATCCGGAATACCATGTCATGTCTCCTTCACCATATTCAAGTTCTTCTATAATTTTAGAACCACCGGAAACCGGACGTATTTTACCTTTAGATTTTAAACGGCTTAAAAGCGCATTGTTGGTACTCATATTATCTGCAAGTTTTCCGGCTCTGCTGGTTAAGGTGGTGGTTAAGACGTCATTATAATCAATATTTGCCATAATTTAATTTCCTTTTTATGTTAGTATAAATTTAAGTTTAGTCATCATACTCAGCTAGTTTCATTTCCAAAACTTCTCTGGTGGTAAGTTTTGATAAATCTTTTGCTAAAGTATTTTTGCCTTTGGGAGAAAACGAAGCCTCTTTGGCTTTTTTACTCTCGGCAATTTGTTTATTTTCTTGTGCATGCGCTTGGTATAAATTTGCAAAATTACAAAGTTTTTCCTCTATGGCTGTTAATTTATCCATTAAAGGCGAAAAATCCGTATTATCTGCTAATGATACACCATATATTAAAGCCAAATCATGCAATGTCGATTTAGCATCACGATCTAAGGCATCATCTATTTTAGCCATAGTTTCTACCCATTCTTGAGCTTTGCAAATTCCCTGTTTTTGCAAACGTTCTGAACGAGATGCATAAACATCATCAATCCAGCGACGATGATTCAGTTCATTGTTTAATCGAGAAAATCCACGTTCGGTTTCACTCTCCCGTTCACACAAATATTTGCGCATCTCAGGCGGAAGTGTTTTAAACATCTCGATATATTCTTTTTTGAATGAACGTGGAGCAATAAGATATTCTTCTTTTGGGCATCCATCTTGATTTAAGAGAAGAGTTTCCGTTTTTTGTTTTGCCATATCAGCAACCCGCTCATATTGTTTTTCAAGTTCTTTTCTAAGTTCAGTTGTCATTCCATATACTCCTTTTATAGTTGTGAATAAACTCCGAAAACAATTCTGCTTTCTGAAGTTTTTGATTATGCTGCCGTCTTGATTTCAGATAGGCATCAGAATATTCTTGGCTTAAGGATAAATCATTATCCCGCAAATATTTGTTTAGTTGACAGTTTGAAGAGACTACCCGACCATCGGGCAATAAAAGACTGTCCGTCCACTCTTTTGAAAAATACATTTGATTTTTACTCGTGATTTAAGGTTTAAAAAAATCCCGAGATGTTACTCTCGGGATGGGTTATTTATATCCGTTATCATAGTCTCGCTTGCGTTTTTTAGCATCACGGATAATAATAAAAGTTACAATCAGACCAAAGATAATAAGTAATATTCCGCCTCGCCAACTATTAGGCAATATCGGAAAAAGAAATATTATTCCTCCCAAGTTAAGTACAATTATGGTTATCCAACCATTGATATACATAAACTTCCACCACCCCTTACCGTGCATGTCTCTGTTGCTGAAGTATTCTTTATCATCTTCATCTGATGCTTCATCATACCATAATTTCAGATGTTCCCTACCTTTAGTAGTAGATGCTGAAATTTGAATAATGATGTTAAATATTATAATCGTTAGAATTAATAAGATAAAAAATAAATCTTCATTAAGCTTATGAATATTTAAAGCTATTATCACAGTGATACAACAGCCAAGAACTCTATTAAGAACATGTTGCCAATATCTGGATAAGTATTTACCAAACAATGGTTTGGTGATAAAACTCATCAGAAAAGCTCCGATGAATGAAATATATGTTCTTATTATTTGCATATCATTCCTTTTTATCACAAAACTAATAGTTGTTAAATATCAATAACTACTCCTAATGTCAATAAATATAATGCTAATGTCTGCTCAAATATTGCATTAATTTTATATATGGCGAACTAAACATGCCTTTACTAAAATCATCTTTATGATTTCGCCAACTTGCATTGCGATTAACTTCAGTTATTCCACTACCGATAGAGCTATCCATCAATATCTTTGTCGGTTTCTGAACATTGAGTAATGATGAAGCTTTAGATATATATTTTCCTAAACCAAGATTAGATACAACTTCATCAAAAACACTCTCAAAACCTTTTGCCAAACCTCCTACTCCAGCTTGCTCGGCCTCTCGATGATATTGATTTTTACGACCACGATAATTAAACCCCATGACATCATCAACCAAAGGCGTATATAAACCTAATGATACTCCATCTGCCATTCGCTCCAACCCTTGAGCCGATGTTTTAACAACACTCGCCCAATCTTTTAATCCCATTGAACCGGCTCCCATTATTGCCGGATTTTTATCTTGATATTTCCATCGATAATTATCTAAACGATTTGCAATACCTTTAAGAACTTTATGGCTTTGGGTTTCTTGTAAAGGAGGATATGAAGTTTGAGAAAAGTTATTATTGGCGGTGCTAAGTAGAGTTTGAGATGAATTTTCTTGCGTAAGCGGAGTTTGTTGGATTGTATCCGGCTTAGTGGCTTTATCATAGACTTGTCTTAACCATTCTCTGCGCTTTTTTTGTTCAGCCAAATCTTCTCCCCACATATTCTTATATCTCTTGTCTTGCATTTTTTATCCTTTCTTGTTTATGTACATTTAATCACTCTTTTGAAAAATACATTTGATTTTTACTCGTAATTTAAGGTTTAAAAAAAATCCCGAGATGTTACTCTCGGGATGGGTGCTATTTTTACTTTGTTTGTATATCTTGGTATTTCAGTTTTCTAAGCATATGCAATTCTCTAAAACTATAATCATATATGCAATTTTGCTTATTGTATTCTTGCCTATATTTTGTACAGATGTTTACTACATCTTCTCTCCACCCCTGAAAACTATATTTCCAATATTTTTGCTGACTGAAATATCGGTAATAATCTATGATTTCATCTTGAAAACGCTTAACCATACCGGCTAAGCAATCTATATTATCTTTACAGCTATTTTTAAGGTCAAAATATTCATCTGTATCATAGCTATAATTATCCGGACTTATTACTGGAATTACGTAATAAATATTAAAACTTATTAAAATTACTCCCCATATTATAATGCGAAAAAATTTATTAACATAACAACACAGTATTGTGACAAATATTAGCAAAATAAATATAATAACACTGTTTTTATATACAGATGAATTTTCTATATTTGCTCCATAAAAAAGTAGTATACCAATTGCAATAAAAGCAACAAGCCATAATATGATTAATGTTCTTTGATATTTGTTATTTAGCAGTATCATATGTCTTCTCCCCAAATAACAACCATTCATAATAACATTGCTTTTGCGCTACACTATTTGCAATAATGTAATTTTTTTTATCACAATATTGATATCCTATTTTTTTATACAACGGATTAATAGCATCAAGTTTACTTAATTCCCTATCAAAACAAATTTCTTTATCCTCGTTTGTATAAAGACAATACAGTGTATTTTTATTATAACCTGATAGTTTGCTTTGTAATATCGGTGATAACTGATACTTGCCAGGTATTAGAGTATGTATTGCCAAAAATATTATTAAAATCGGAATAATAATCATCATCTTTTGGCGAGAAAGGTATAGTTCCAACAAGAATGTCAGCATCATAATTATATATAATATTATAACAAAAGAAACCCATTTGCTATTTATCATATACACATCATAGTTTAATTCCAATAAATCAAGTAATATAAATATAGCAAACGACAAAACACATACTATCAACCAGATGATTAATAAGAAAATTTTTTTCAGTATCGTAAATATTTTTTTCATACCAACTCCTTTATTGGAAGTATAGAGTTGTAATTTAATTTTTCAACTTATTTGTAGTTGCTTCTGTTATATCGAGGATAAATTTTGGAAATTAAATCATCACAGTCTTCATCAGGATTTTTTGCTCCTAAAAATATTCCTCTGGCATCTGCATATAAATCTTGAAAACTATCTTTCCAAATATTCGGATAGTTTTTATAATTACTATTTCCTTTCACATAATTTATAGTTTTATCTTTATTAAGTTTATTTGCACTATCATTTGCTTGATTATAGGTATCATTTGCTGTATTATAAATCCTATTAAAAAAGTTATTATCCTCCATTTGTTTTTGAGAATGAGTTGTCTTTTCTTGGTTTAGCAAAGTTTGCATATTTGTATCCGGCTTAGTGGCTTTATCATAGACTTGCCTTAACCATTCTCTGCGCTTTTTCTGTTCAGCCAAATCTTCTCCCCACATATTCTTATATCTATTGTCTTGCATTTTTTATCCTTTCTTAATTATACAAATTCAACCATTATTTGTTTATAAACTTCATCGCTACCGGCTTTTAGTTTGTTTTTATCTCCCAAAAGAGCCAAAACTTTTGCTTTCCCCAAAGAAGCTGATATTGCTGCAGTCGGAGACTCATTTCTGATAGCAATAAGTCTGGCTTCTTCCAACTCTTCTAAGATGTTTTCATAAGTAAGTTTCTTTTTGCCTACCATGATTAAAAACCCTTAACCATACCGGTTGAGATATTGGTGTTTATCTTCTTAGTGCCTGATATAATCGGTTGTTTATCATGGATAATTATCGGTGATTTGTGAGTTTTTTTACGCTCATCAGATAATTGTTGCATTTTTAATCCGGCTTGAATATTCATTTCCTGTTTGGTTAGATCATTTTTGGCTTTTTCATTCTGATCTTTTATTTCCAGTTCTTTGGCTTTTAGTTGATTTTTCTCTCTTTCAACAGCCAATTTATCTTGCTCTATCTGCAATTGAGGATTTGGCTGTTCCGGTTCGGGTTTATTTAAATCTGCTTCAATCGCTGTAAATACTTTATCTATAACAGCCTCAAACGGTCTGGCTTTAGGTAAGACACTGCAAAAACTTTCTACCATATTGCGATAAAGCGGTAACAACAACGGTTGTTGACTTACGGTTGGAAGCGCTGATGATATGAGCTCATTTAGTAATTTGATACCGGAAAGTGTTTTTTCGGCCTCTACTTCGGCATTAAAAACGTTATCATTTTCGACTTCCAAAATCATACCTCGCATTTTTTCATCTTTAAGCAAGGACACTGCTTGCCATGCTTCCGGTAACAGTTGCTGTTCGGAAGGCAAAAATTTTAACAAAGTTTCAGCTGAAAATTGCTCACAAATTATCTCTGCTTTTATAACAAACAAATCTTTGATAAATCTTTGCATATCATTTTGACGATCTTGATTGCGCAATGTTCCGAAATTGGTCTTTTTATTTACGGCTGTTGCAGTATCCTCCGCATTAGAACTGCCTCGCATAATATCGGATACACCGGTTACTTCGTATATCTGATTGATGATATCTTGCCTTCTTTGTGCAAGTTGTTCCAATGCCGTTATATATTGTTCAATCGGAATAAAATCTATCACACCTTTTATACCTCCGTTATCTTTCAGGCGTTGAAAGTCTTTGGCTGCAACAAGTGTAATATCTTTATTTAAAATATTGGCCAACTCAGGAAAAGAATTGTCATATGCTCCACTGATTTTAAGTGCCTGCATGGTTAATTTCATACGAGAATGAATACCGTTTAACTCACTTAAAAGTTCTTTTATCAGACAATAATCAGGTATAGGTATGATGCAATCATTGGTGAGTGTGGCAAAAACAGGCTTCGGACACGGAAAAAATCCTTTTATTTTTAGAGGATTTTCTGATACTTTCAAAAAATCATCTGTTTTTTCTTTGGCTAACCAATATACTTTTTGACTCTCTTTATCCCATATTTCATAAATACAAACTTCTTTATTTTTATAATCTTTTTCATTATCAGCTACTAAATTTATGCAAGAGTTTTCACCAAAAGTTTCTATGGCTTGTTCTTTACTCATGTAAATTTTGCGAGCTATCCAACTTACATCTTCCCAGATACCGACTTCATCACAATCTGCCAGAAAATTCTCCGGATTCACATACTCAGAAATAACTTTTTCAGAAGTTTTAACTTCTATGGTTTGTTCCGGATTATGAACAGAAGAAATATTCTCAAACTCAGGACAATATTTCTCCCATACAATACCACAACCGCTAATCAAAAAATCATTGCGAGCATATTTGATTATACTGTCAAAGTCAAATTGTTGTAAATTCCAACTTAAGGCTTTGCTTAAAATATCACAAGCAATTTTTTCTATCTTATCGGCAGACTTATTACTACGCTCAATATAAGGTTGCGGTTGTTTGAAATATAAAAAAGGTTTTAAGGTTTCTATGGTGGACCAAAAGATATTATAGTGGCCTGCTTTGTGCGAAAGTCCTTTATTATCTTTATAAAAATCTCTGGTTTCTTTAATCAGTTTATAATAGTCATCATATTTATTTTCGGCTGCGGAAATTCGATTTAACCATTTTTCTACTTGCTGTATATTACTCATCTTCAAAAACTCCTAATAGTGAACTTTGTCTTATAACTACAATATTCGGATCAAAAGTCGGAAGTTCATCAAATACGTGAAATAAAACTCTATCACCGATTTTGACACAATCGACTTCCGGACCGACACTTTCTACAATGCCTATGGTTCGTTCGTAATCGTGATCTTCGGTAAAAAAAATACCGCCCTTACTGGCGGTCGGTTTGGTATCTAAACGAATAAATACTCTGTCTTTTATTGCTTTTACCATTCTGTGCTCCTTTTGATGGGATTAAATAAATCATTATATGTAATATGACCGTTGCCATAAAGAGTCGGTTTTCCATTATCATAAACAGGTTCGGCGAATGTTAAGGCTAAGGCATCTCCTTTATCGGGAGAACGCCCCAAACGTTTTTTCAGTTCGTCTTTTTCTTCCAAACAAAGACGACCTTTTCGATCATATTTTTTATTAACAGAAGTAAGATCATCATACAAATCTTCATCTGGCGGGATCTGAACCGGTGGCTTACCCTCAAGCCAAACTCGAATCTCATCCCACATC